TCAGGGCTTCCATCAAGGCGTTGGCTTCGACAGGACGCTTCTTGCCCATGTTCGGGACGTACACGTCCAGCTTCGCCGAAAGCGCATCCATGCTGATAGGTGACACAAACTCCTTGCCCAGTACCTGCACCGGGAGCGGGTCGCCCTTGTGGTTGCGCGTGTTAGGGACTCGTAGCACCCGGGCTATGTCAGCGGTCACCGCTGGGTCAGCGTCTAGCTTCTTGACCTCACAGGCCTTCTTCAGCCGCTCAGCCACCCCACGCCATGCTGCTGCGTCTACCGGAGCGTCGAGAAACCAATAGGCATGGATGCCACGGCCTGAGTTAACGAGCTGCGGCTTAGGTAGGTCTAGCTGCTTGCAGAACTGCTGCAGAGCCTTGAGGGCAGCACCCTGCGTCGGGTATGCCTTGCCGTTGCCGCAGTCCAGATCGAGGAAGAACGACTGCAACGTAAGCGCATTGTCTACCTTGCGGCGGTCCTCAGGGCCATAGGTTGCCAGCCCATAGAATACGTCGTATCCCTCGTCGTCTAACTCGTTGGCCCTGATTACTAGGTCATCGATGGAAGAGTGAAACTCCTGCTTGATGCCTCCAGACTTTTTGGCTGCAAAGGTGCAGTAGCGTCCATCTCCCCCCAACACTCGATACAAAAATTGTCTTGTGTCCATATCCCACCTGATTGATAGAGACACCGCGACAGGGGCGCTGCAGTACCCTTTTCGGCGTTAACCTAGTCGCGGCGTTGGGGGACTCTTAGTCGTCCCAGAACGAGTCAACGATGTCAGCAAGGTCAGCATCGTCCGCCGGGGGCGTCTCTGCCTTCTTCCTCACCTTCTTCGGCTCGCTTACGACTTCCTCCGCTGCCTCTACCTCAACTTCAGGCTCGGGCTCCGCTGCCTCGATGGCATTGGCACGGGGCTTTGCTGCGGGCTTGGGGGCTTCCTTAACTTCGACTTTCTGTACCCCATCGGTCTGTGCAACAGTCATGGTGACGGCCCGCTTCGTGTCCTCATGCTCGCGCATCTCAAGAGCTTTTTCTAGCTCTTCATCAGTTAGAGGACGCACGGGCTTGAAGAACAGCTTGGGCACTTCGCTGTTCTCGTCGAAGTACATCTCCGTAACGAGCGCTACGGCGGGCATATCGTTGGCACGGAGGAACTTCGCGTAGGCCTGCATCGGCATCTTGTTGTCCTTCGCCTCGCCGAAGATAGACGTAGCGGGGAGCTGGAGCTGATACACCTCACCAAGTTTCTGCGGGAAGGCGATAGCCAGACGCTGCGAGAAGCGGCATGCACGACCGTTACCGAGGCCGGAGCCCTTCACGTTCTGCGGGCAGTCCATGCACTTGCTAGCTTGGCGCTGATCTTCAGGCACGTCAGAGGACGGCACGTTGGTATCAGCCGACCAGCAGGTAGGCGCGGACACGTTCTTGGGATCGTAGGTGCCTTCGTAGTAGGTCCGAGCGATCTTAGCTGCGTCGATGATGACGATTTCCATGGAGTCGTTCTTGCTGACCCGCATCTCTTCGCCGTTAACCACCTGACGGAACTTGCCACCACGCAGGCTGATTCGGCGATTCGTTGCGCCGCCACCACCGCTGCCACCGGCAAGGTTGTCGTTCAGGTCCTTCAGCTTGGCGAACATGTCGCTGCTGACAAGGGCGTTGCCCTTAAACATCTCCATATCATTACTCACTAGCGTTCTCCTTAGATGTCGTCATCAGCGTCAAAGGGAAGCAGCTCTTGCTCCTCTTCAACCACAGACTCTTCGATTACAGGCTCTGCGGCCTGCTGCACGGGTGCTTCTTCGGGTATGGGCCCACCTGTCTTCGCTGCCCGGCGACGAGCGTTCTCGTCGAAGAAGTGTTGCTCGATCTCCGCCAGCATGAAGCGGTAAGCGGTCCCGACCTTGACGTACAGGTTCGGCGGGATTTTGTGCTTCCGCATCCACAGGCGCACCGTGGGAACTGATACAGAGAAATGCTCTGCCAGCTCTGTAGACGAAACATACTTCGGTTGCATACAAGCTCCTTACTTTTTGCGGACAGCTACGGTGTATTCCGTTTCCGCGTTCAATCCCGGCGGGATCAGGTCAGGGTTTTCCTCCAAGAACTGCTTCACGTTGGTCTGATTCAGACGCTTGTCGAAGAACTCAGGGACTCTATGCTCCATAACGAAGTCGTACATAGAGGCCCAGTCGCTCGTCCAGTAACGGCGCTTGATCGTCCGGTAAAACACGCCCTCGGTGGTCTTAACACTCTCGACGTTGTGCTCCTTGCAGTGGTCCAGCAGGGCTTTCTTGATCTTGTCCTGCTTACCCAGCAGCGCTTCGTCTTGAGCTTTGAACTCGGCGGACAGCTCGCTACGCTTGTTGCGTATAGTGATGTACGCCTTCACCAGCTTCTCTAGTGGTATCTCTGCCATTGGGGTTCTCCTCTCAAGAGACCCTTACATTAAATGCTATGTTCTAATTAGTCAAGCAATTCTTTGTACAAATCGATCATCTTCGTGTGAACGTCAATACGTCCATCTAATAACTTGTATACACGACGCTCCACGTCCGAGCCCTGTAACTGCACCACGAGGCAAGGATGCTTCTGGCCGGAGCGATGCACCCGGGCATTGGCCTGAGCATATGTCTCCAAAGAACTCGTCGGCCCCCACCAGACCACTGTGTTAGCGGCTGTGAGCGTGACCCCGTGCGCTGCGGCTCGCGGCTGGATAATCAGCACCCGGGGGTCTTTCTGCTCCTGAAAACGCTTAAATATCTCGGTGCGCTTCTTAGCGGGCACGTCGCCGTAGATCACGTCGCTCGTGATGCCGTCTTTCTTGAACCGCTCGGACAGCAAGCCGATAACATGTCGGAAGGGTACGAACACCAGAACTTTCTGGCTGGCCTCGTCGATGACCTCTTTCAGGATGTTGTAGCGGTTCTTGATGTCGAACTCTAGGGTCTCGCCTTCGTCGCTGTAGACCGCGCCACAACTTATCTGCATGAGCTTATTCATCATCACCGCTGCGTTAGCCGCCGTGATCTCTTCCCCATCCGCCTGCATGACCATGCGGCTCTTCAGCATGTCGTAATACTTCTTCTGCTGCGCCGTGAGGGGCACCTCACGCTTCGTGTAGGTCATATCGGGCAGGTCTAGGCACTGCTCCTTGGTGAAGCGTATGGCTGGCTGCAGGGCGTCGTACACAATGTCTGTGGCTTCGGGCCGGGGCATCCACTTGAACTGCGTCACCTTGTGCATCACCTGCTCACGGAACGTACCAAAGAACCGTGGCACTCCCCGGGGATTGACCAACTTGGCTAAGCCATAGGCGTCGAGGGGCGACTGTGCGGCGGGGGTTCCCGTCATCATCCAGAGCCAAGTCTCTGGTTTCAACAATTTATTCAGGGTCTTCCAGCGCTTGGTCTGGGGGTTCTTGTAGTGCGTTGCCTCGTCCACGACGATGAGGTCAAACCCGCTGTTGGCGATGGCGTCGGCAACGATCTCCACACCGTCGTAATTAATTATCACGAAGTCCGCATCACCCTCGATGATCTGCTGCCGCTTGTCCTTGGCGCCATAGGCGATGTCTACGGTACGGTGCATGGCAAAGGTAAACAGGTCTGCCCGCCACGCCGAATCCATAATCGACAAGGGGCAGATGACCAGCACCCGGTTGACCTTGCCCTGCTTCATCAGGAAGTCCGCCGCCCAGATAGCTGAGGCAGTCTTACCTGTGCCCTGCTCGTTGAAGCAGAACCCTCGCCTGTTCAAGGTCAGGAACGCCGCTGTGGTCTTCTGGTGCGCGAAGGGCGCGTGCTGCCCCGACCACTCGTAACGCCCTTCAATGGGGGACGGAGCCTTGATATTCAGGTTTTTCAGCACCTGAACTTCTTCAATGCCCCAGTTAATAACTACCCTGCCGTCTCCCACGGCCTTGCTCTTCGGGATCACCGTAGTGATCTGCTCCGGGTTGTTAGTCCGAAACACTAGCGCCTTGTTCTTAACAACTTGCATACTACCTCTTTGGTTTTGGCCCTTTCTTCTGGTAGTTACGGCTGCGGTTCTTGGCACGGCTCTCGATCTTCACGCCGTCCTTGTTGCTGCCGCCACGGCTGAGAGGCTTGTTGTGACTAACATCCTTGCCCTCACGCTTGTCAGCTTTACCGTTCTTGTTTTTGTCCACGCCTTCCTTGTCGATGGCTCGCCGCGCACGTTGGCGCTCCATGCGGTTCTCATGCTCGCCACGAGCCTTCTGCTGCTGGTACTCCTTCTTGTACGGACGCTTCTTGTTAACGTAAGGCATCTCACTTCCTCCCGTTATGGGGACACTCAAGCACCACACAGTGGCGACGACACAGCCCGCTTGGATTAGGGTTCCACACGTCTAGCTCAAACGTCTTCTTCATACGTTCGAAGTCCGACAACCACTTAGCCCACAGCTTAGGTTCCTGACTGCGCTCGTAGCTGTCCTTAATCATCTTCTTCGCGATGGCAAACAGCAGGCCACCTCGGACCTTCTGCACCTCGGGGAAGTGCTTGAACACTGCGAGTGCCATCAACTCTAGCTGGCCCGTATCCGCGTACCGGGTGTTCCGACCGGTCTTGTAGTCGATCACCCATGCCGTCTCACCGTCCAAGATGATGAGATCAGCGATACCTCGGAACCACACGTTGTCGTCCTTGAAGCCGCATGGTTCTAAATTCTCTGTCAGCCCCAGCTCGTACTCGCATAGCTTCTCGCCGGGCTTTGCTACCAACGCATCCAGCATTGGCCTTGCGAACTCAAACTTGGGGTCTAGCTCCGCGCCGTCCCGTATGTAGACCTCACACGCCTCGTGAAACGCGGTGCCGTACAGCATGGCCTCCGTTTC